AGCAGTCGGACCCGCTCAATCTGGAGAACCTCTGATGTGTGGAGGCAAGGCTGCAACCATCACCATGCCGGACACCGGGGCCTACGACCGGATGGCCCAGATGCAGATGAATGCCATGCAGCAGCAGCAGCAGGGCGTGGCGGCGCTTAAGCAGATGGAGTTGAACCAGGCGCTGCGCAACCAGGAGCAGGGGCTTATGGCAGCGCGGGATTTCAAGACCGAGCGGGCCAACGACACTGCCGCCAATGCCCAGCGGATGGCGGCGCTGATCGGCACCCCGCCGCCAGAGAAGACCGCCAAGGCGCCAGTGGTTGGCACCGACCGCGAAAACATGGTCAAGGCCAAAGGCAAAAAGGGCCTGCGGATTGATCGCGTTGACCGGGCCACTGCCACCAGCGAAGGCGCTGGAACGGGTCTCAACATCACCACCGCAAGCTAGCCATGTGCCGTACTGCAGCCCCTCAGATCATTTACAGCGGGCCCAGCCAGCAGGACATCGCGGCGCAAAACGCGCAGATGCAGGCCTACATGCAGCAATCAGCTGCCCAGCAGCAGACGTTTGCAGCGGCGCTGCAAGCACAGATCGATCAAGCCAACCAGTCTGCGCAGAAGCAGGCCGCGGCCCTGGCGAAGGAGCGTGCCGCCTTCGAGAGCGGCATAAAAACTGAGGCGCAAAAAGCCCAGGAGGCCATGTCCATGGAGAAGCAGAAAGCTCAGCTGGACATGGCGGCTCAATCTGCTGCCGCTGCCAGCGAGAACGCAGCCATAGCCCAGTCGTCCTACGGGGTCAATACAGCTCAGATAACCCCTGCCAACGCGCAAACAACTGAGCCGGTGACACCGAAAAAGAAAGAGCAGTCCAGCAGCTTAAAAATTGCGCAGGGTTCGGTGTCCGCCATGGCCGGCTCCGGCCTCAACATCGGAGTCTGACCATGTGCAAAGGAGGCGGCAACAACAACGCTCAGAAGCAAGCAGACGCAGATGCAGCAGCACGCCAAGCCGAGGCAGATCGAATAAGCCAGCAGCTAGCTGCCGAGCAAGCCAGGGTTGCCGAGGCTCAACGTGCAGCCGAAGCGCAGGTCAAGGCTTTGCAGGCGCAACAAGCGCAGCAGCAGCAACTAGCTCAACAGAGAGCGGCCCAGCAGCAGCAGCAGATGCAGGCGCAAGCCAAGGCCCAAGCCGAGCAGCTCTACCAGCAACAGCAGGCGCAGCGGGCGCAAATTGCTCAGCAGCAGGCAGAGCAGGCAAGGGCGCTGGCCGCGCAACGCCTGGCCACTGGTGCGGCTTCAACCTCAATGCGGGTGCTGAATCAAAGGCCTGCTGGTAGCGGGCCTACTGCGCCCATTACCGGAGCAAACGTGGCAGGCGACGATCAGAAGCGGCGCCGTGGCGGTGGGACAGGAGCAGAAAGTTTGCGAGTGGGTTCGTCGGGACAGTCCTCAGGCGCTGGCCTGAACATCGGAGTCTGATCACATGAGCTGCGCCAAGCGTTACCGGGCCCTGGAGTCAGACCGCAACTACTACCTGGAGAGGGCCCGCAGTTCAGCGCGGCTGACCCTGCCGTATCTGATCCCGCTCAGCGATGAGCCCACGGCGATGGAGAACCAGACCTGGCCTCTGCCATGGAATGGGATCGGCGCCCGCGGTGTTCACAACCTGGCCAGCCGGCTGCTGCTGGCGCTGCTGCCACCGACTGAAACCTTCTTCCGTTTCACGATCGACGAGATCGAGATGGGCAAGAGGGAGGCTGAGCAAGCTGCTGCTGGTGCCAGCCCTGAGGACATCGGCCGGCAGAAGAGCGAGTTCGACCTGGCGCTAGCCCGGCTGGAGCGAGCGGTGCTGCGCAGCATCGAGACCTCCAACGATCGGGTGGCGGTCCACGAGATGCTCCTGCACCTGGTCATCAGCGGCAACGTGCTGATGTACGTCTCCGACGAGGGGCTCAAGTGTTTTCACTTGAACCGCTACGCCTGCCGCCGCGACCCGATGGGCAACCCGCTGGAGGCAATCGTGTGCGAGGTGCTGTCGGTTGAGGCCTTGCCCGAGAACGCCAGGGAGCTGCTTGACGACAGCGACGGTGAGGTGGAGGGGATCTACGACGACGACCGCACACCCGAATACGAGCGCACCGTGCGGATCTACACCCACATCCAATGGGAGGGGAAGAAGGTCAAGTGGTATCAGGAGCTCAAGGATCAGGAGATCCCCGGCACCCGCGGCACCGCCAGCGTCAGCGAATCCCCCTGGATGCCGCTGCGCATGTACCGAATTGACGGCCAGGGCTACTCCCCCGGCTACGTGGAGGCCGCCTGCATCGCCGACCTGCAGACCGCTGAAGCACTGAGCCAGGCGATTGCTGAAGGGGCGCTGGTGTCAGCGCAGGTGAAGCACCTGGTCAAGCCAAGCGGCATCGCCAACCCGAAGAAGTTGGCCGAGGCCCCCAACGGTGCGTATCTGCCAGGCAACCCCGACGACGTGTTCACCATTCAGGTGAACAAGGCAGCCGACCTGAACGTGGCGGCCCAGGGCCTGGCGCGGATCGAGGCCCGGCTGGCACAGGCCTTCATGCTTGCCGACGTGCGCGACTCCGAGCGGACCACCGCTGAGGAGGTGCGGCTGCAGGCGCTGCAGATCGAGAACAGCCTCGGCTCCATCTACGCCATCCTCACCACCGAGTTCCAGCAGCCCTACGTGGCGCGGAAGCTGGCGATCCTGACCCGCAAGGGCAAGCTGCCCAAGTTGCCCGAGGAGCTGGTCAAGCCAGTGGTGAGCGTGGGCCTGGCAGCAGTTGGCCGCGGCAACGACCTGGAGAAGACCGCCCGGTTCATGACCATCCTCCAGCAATCGCTGGGGCCCGAGGGCATTGCCACCTACGTGAACCCCTCCGAGCTGATCCGCCGATTGGCCAGCGCCATGGGCATGGACATCATCGGCCTGGTCAAGACCGAAGAGCAGCTTGCTGAAGAGCAACAGCAGGCGCAACAGCAGGCGATGACTCAGCAAGCAATGGCGGCCGGCATGGCCGACCCGCAAAAGCTGGCCAATGCCGCCGCCACCAGCCAGCAGATGGCTGAACCACTACCCCCTGAACAGGCCCCGCAATGACGATGAGCCCCGCCCCAGAGCTGCAGGACATGCTGGCCCCCGGCCAGGAGGACATGATCGACGGCTTCCTTGAGGAGCTGGAGGAAGAGCAGGCCCAACAGAACACCCCTGCCCCGGCAGAGGAGCAGCAGTTGCTGGCTGGCAAGTTCAAGAGCACCGAGGATCTGGAGCGTGCCTACCTAGAAGCGCAGAAGCTGATCGGCAGCCGCGGCCAGCAGGTGCCAGAGCCGGCTGCCGCTGAGCCTGCGCCCACCCCTGAGCAGTACACCCCTGAGATGGGCAAGCAGCTCTATGGCAACACGGTGGCAACGGCCATCGAGGCGGCTGAGATCAACCCGCTGGAGATGGCCGAGAAGGTCTACGCCGGCCAGGACGTGAGTAGCTACGTCGAGGCCCTGGTGAGCAAGGGCGGCTTGCCGAGGGAGGTGGTGGAGACCTACCTGCAGGGGGTGGCCCCGGCCAAGGTTCCGGCCCAACAGCAGCAGGGCGAGGGCCTCACCGAGGCTGACGCGACTGAGCTCAAGGCGATGGTGGGTGGCGAGCAGCAGTTCCAGCAGCTCAGCCAGTGGGCTGTGGCCAACCTGGAGCCGCAGGAGCTGTCCGACTACAACGCCGCAATCGACAGCGGCAGCAAGGCTGCTGCCCGCTTTGCGCTCAAGCAGTTGCAGGTGCGCTCAAGCAGCAGCGGCGAGCCGAAGCTGATCAGCGGTGGCGGCGCGGTCAAGGCCGACGTGTTCGACAGCGATCAGCAAGCGGTCGATGCCCGCAGCAAGCGCGGCGAAAACGGCCGTGCCCTGTACGACACCGATCCCAAATATCGGCAGTGGTACGACAAGACCCTTTCCAGGTCGAATGTGTTTATGTAAGGTTTGCGCATGAGTTGTTCTGCACATGTGGAACTAAGCGGGCCTCCCTAGGGAGATACCCCGCATTGGTGAAGCAAGGGAGTAGGAGCTCGCAATCCCTTTTGGCCAATGGCCAACGTTTCTCTCGACCGTATTGGTCAGATCAAAGGTACAGGTGCAGTTGATGCCCTGTTCCTCAAGCTCGGCATTGCCGAGTTGCTTTCAGCCTTCGACCGCACCTGCGTGTTCAAGGGCAAAGTCAAAGAGCGCAACATCAAAGGCGGCAAGAGCGCAGCTTTCCCGGTTTCGGGCAAGGCTGATGCGGCTTACCACGTCCCTGGCACTCCGATCCTCGGGGCGACCAACAGCCCTGGCGACCGCAACGAACAGCTGATCAACCTCGATGGTTTGATGATTGCCGACCAGGTGATCTATGACCTGGAGGAGCTGATGAACTACTACGACGTTCGTCAGGATGTCACCCATCAGCTGGGACAGGCCCTCGCCCGTGAGTGGGACAAGCGTGCTGCTCGCGTGCTGTACGCCGCGGCCAAGACCACCACAGAACCCCTGGCTAAAGCCGGTAACGCCGGCCGCATCGGCAACGCCCAGACCCTGTCTGCTGGTTACGCCGCTGCTACTGCCAACGCCAAGGGCGATGAGCTGGCCGCCAAGATCGGCGCCATCAAGGTGGCTCTCAAGACGAAGGACGTGCCCACCGAAGACCTCGTGTGTGTCGTTCCTCCTGCTGAGTACGACTTCCTGCTCGATTCCACCAGGGCGATCAACACCGACTTCAACGGCGAGGGCTCCAATGGCTCCTTCGCTTCCGGTCGTGTGCTGCGCGTCAAGGGTGTTCCGATCATTGAGTCGAACCACGTCACCCAAGCGGCTTACACCAACGGCACCTACGACAAGAACACTGCTTACCAGCAGGATCTGACCAAGTGCCGGGGCATCATCTTCCACAAGGATGCCATCGGTGTGCTGACGCTGCGCAGCCCCAGCCTGCAAGTCACCCCTCAGGGCGGCGACTTCAACATCATGTACCAGGCCAGCCTGATGGTCGCCCGGATGGCGATCGGTATGGGTGTCCTGCGTGCTGAATGTGCCGCCGTGATCGAACTCCCGTAGATTCCTACGGGTGAAGGCATGAGGCTTCTGCCCCCTGTGTGAAAGCAGGGGGCTTTTTGTGCATGCCGATAGCATGTGAGCTGCACTACTGCAGAGCTCGGATGGGCCTCGCCAACCAGGGAGTCACGCCAGGGCGCACCACGCTGCTGGAGGCGGTGAACATCTGCCTGCAGAACATCGGTGAACAGCCGGTCAACAACCTGGAGAACCAGCAGGTCGTCGAGGCCACAACGGCTGAGCGCACGATCCTGGAGTTTCATAAGGAAGGGCAGGTTCGCGGCTGGAGCTGGAACAGCGAGCTGGGCTACGAGTTCCTCAAAGACGCGGGCACCAACCAGATCACGGTGCCAGCCAGCGTGGTGTCGTTTGCGCCGGATGCCTACCAATGGGC